TCATTCATGCCACTGACTCACCAGCTCGCCGTGAACATAAAGCTCCATAGGCCGCGTGACATTCTCCGGCAATAGTGGTTCGACGGCATGCTTCACGTGCAGCGCTTCGCCTTCCTGCCTGACCAGCGTGCGCTCGGTCAGCAACAGGCTGATACTCACGTCGACGCTCTCGTCGTCATTGATATCGGCGATATAAGTGAAGCCTCTTTTTTTCCCCTCGTCGGTGGTCATGATGTCGGGCTGGTTCTCACGCAGCCAGGCATTGACCGGCACGATGAGGTAATCGAGGTCGCCGTGATAATCCGTGACCACGATGTTTAATGTGTACTGATTTTCAAACGACAGTGAAGTCGCGAGTGTGGCGGCAATTTTCCCGCTGTCGATAAAAATGCGCAACATATCCGGGTTATTACGCAGCACCGGCGCTGCATCACAAAGGGCTTTGCGTAAACTGGCGGGCTTGAGCATCAAGTTTGTCCTGACAATGTCTGGTTGTTTCAGTCTGGGCGGCACAACTCACCAGTGCTGCCTCGAGCTGGCGAATATCATGACTTAAATCGCCGTTAGTGCGTGGCTGGCTTGCCGGTATCGGACACAGCGCCACTTTCGGACAGCCACTGTAAATAATCGGCGGTGGTGGTGAAGGCGGGACGGGTGTGCAGCCGGATAATGTCATCAGGCAAATCAGACTCATACCACTCACGCAGCGCTTTATTTTCATTGAGTAACCTCGTCAAGGTATTGCCACGGTTCGTCGCCAGGGTATTCGCGGTAGCGAGTTTATTGCGTAAGTCGACCTGCGCCTGCTCGTTGCGCTGCCGGTGACGTGCAGCGACATCGAGCTGATTGCGCAGCATGGTTATCTGGGTTTTCTGCTCTCCGGCAACACGGTTGGCCTTTTCAAATGAGCGGGTGAGCGTGCTGTTTTCGCGCTTCATCCACACCAGGCCGGCGACGGTCAGCACCAGCAGAATAATCAACGTTTTCGTTGCGCCCCCTTAAGGCAGTAAGCCAGCTCGCGTGCGCGGCGGTTTTCCAGCCCGGTATTTTTCTGCCCGTTGACAAACACCCAGCGCGGGAGCTGGTTGCACGCCTGCGCCCACTGCTGGCGTTTGATAAACAAGACCAGTGTCGAGCGACAGGCCGCCCCGGTGCCGACGTTAAACGCAAAACTCACCACCGCGTCATACACCGGTTGCGGCATGGCAACCGGCACACAGACCGCAAGACGGCGCTCAACATTCAGCACGTCACTGATCAGGTTCTGCGCGGCCTGCTGCTCGGTGATATCGCCTTTTGGCGTGACACCGGCGGTATGACCGATGCCCGATGTCCAGACACCGGCGCTGCACTGGTAAGGTTTCAGGTGGCACCCTTCGAGGTCGGCAATCAACGCCAGCCCGTCGGGTGAGGTTTTCAGTAAGCGGAAATCCGGCACCAGGACGGCGAGAGCCAGTACCACGGCCACGCTGCAACGTTTAACGATTGATGCCACGGATCACCCCCTCATCCAGCCCCATTGCGCGCAGATAGCGGAAGGTCTGGCGGCGATACCAGAAATTCACCAGCGCGGTAAAAATCGCACAACCGCCGCCGACATACAGCGCCATTTTTTCCGGCGTCTGCGTACCGAAATACGCCAGCGCCACCGACAGCCAGTAGGTGACGAACGTCGTGATTTTTTCCATGGTCAGTCCCATAAGTTCAGCGTCTCCGCAACAGGGGAAGAATCGATATCCGGCAGCTCAACGGCGGTGCCGTGTGGCATTTCTTCGCCCATGTCAGCAAGGCCGGGATTTGCCAGCAGCACCGCCTCAACCACACCGCCGGTGCGCCCGTAATGGCGTGCACACAGTGCATCCAGCGTGTCGCCCTGGAGGGCAATCACCCTCATCAGATTTGCCCGATGATGCAGCGTGATTTCCCCTGCAACCGGGACACCGCCCAGCGCATATCGCGCCACAGCTCATCAATGGCGCTTTCCACGTCGTCGGCTTTCTTGTCACCTTTGGCGCTCGCATCCACGCCGCGATAACGCTCGTAAAGGGTCGCGGTGGTCATCGCCACAACCGCGCGCAGGTAGTAAAAACAGCGCACGCTTTCCCCGTCGAGTGTTTCGGCAGGCACATCGGCCAGGCAATCAAAACCGAGTGCCATCTGCGCGCTGCGGTACTCGAATAACTCGGCGTTGGTCTCGGCGATGCCGTCCTTAATCGCCACGCGCAGCCGCTCCGGGGTGACGGTGTGCTCAAGGCGCATCAGCTCCCGGACGCGCACCGGGTCGACCGACGGGAAAAAGAAGGTGTTGCTGATAACCGGCTCGCGCAGCGGCGGCGGGGGAATAACCATACCCGGCGAAACATCGGGTTTGCTGATAATCACTGTCGTCATGACAACCTCAAAATAGGTGGACGGTGGACGCCGGTATCGATGAAGGACGAACCTGTCTCAACCGGCGTGCCGTCCGGCGCGGGGCGCATTCTTAACCGGTGGTTTTATCCACTTTGCGGGGGCGACCGCGTTTGCCTGGTGTGGTCGCAGGTTTACGCGCTCTGGGTTTTGTCTTTGGCTTTTTAACTGGTGCAGGTTTGGGTTTCAGTGCGCTTTCGAGGCGCTCAATGTCCTTTTTCACACCCGCCTGTGCATCGAGCTGCATCGCACGCCTGAGGTGCTCCAGCGCATCCGCCAGCAGTCCCGCGTCCAGCAGTACCAGCCCGGTGATTTTGTGCAGGCGCCCGCGCACTTTGTCGGGCATATCGGCGGCGCTGGTCAGGGTCTGGGTCGCCAGCAGCAGACCGATATCCACAGGCTCACCGGCGGCGTGAGCACGCATGGCCGCCAGTGCCACATCTTCGGCCAGCACATACGGCGTGGTGCGTTTGTGCAGGGCGGGCATGGTGAGGTCGTACTGCATGGCATAGCGGGCAATTTCCAGCGCACCGGCAATGTCACCGGCATCAAGCTTCCACAACATGACGGTCATCACGATGTCATCCTGCGCGCCCTTGCCCTCACTCAGCACTCCGGCAACCCACGGGGCATAGGATGGCAACAGCGCACGCTTTTTGTCGGCCTTGCGCTCGATGGAATGAATGGTTTTTAACGTGCGTTGGTCGGCAGCCAGTTTGACCAGCATCTGCTCGTAAGCACTTGCATGTCGCAGCGGGTTATCGTCCCGCTGCGCGGTCACAATGGCCGAGACCCGCATCATGTGACGTGCGGCGGGACTCGTCATGGCTTACGCCTCCTGCTCAGGTGCGTCGGCTTTCACTTCTTCCGGCGGCTCAGGGAACTCACCGAGTTTGATGTTTTCCACCAGGCAACCGGCGGCGTAGTCTTCAATCACGTAATCAATGTTCATTGATTCGTAGTTTTCGATGCGGTCGAGCTTACCGTTCTCATCAATGATGCGGCGGTGGCTGTCGTCCATGTAGTAAATCGACAAGTTTTCGAGTGTGGTGACCATCAGGCCATTAGCCGGGAAGTACGGCACGCGCACCGCGGGCAGGTTGCCGATGCGTTTCTGGCTGACAATCACATCCGCCGCCATCGCTTCGGTATTGGCCTGGTCCTGATTGACAATCGGGAAATATTTGTCGGCCAGCAACTGACGGCCACAAATGACGACAAGGTCGGGATCTTCCTGATACCACGGTGCAATCATGGTATTGGTCGCATCCATCACCAGCGCGTCGAGGTTGGCATAATCACCATGTTTGCCCACACGGATCACATCAGAAACAGTGCCATCTTCAGCGGTATGTTTGTTCATCACGCGCGCAGGTGCTTCATTGCGGTACTTCTGCAACCAGCCGACCGCCACGTCCTGCAACAGTGGATTTTTGCTGCGGTCAGAGGTTGCCGCGCGCTTGATACCATTGAAACCCGCCATCATTAAATCGAGCGACTGACGCTTGATAATGGCGTTGCGGATACGGAGCTGGAAGTCCTGGAAACGCGCCCATAAATCCAGGGTGCGGAAACGAATATGGAAATCGAAGTTAATCTGATCACATTCGTATTTGTTGGACTCCAGCGCGGTGAAATCTTCGGTTTTGCGTTCGTCACCGCTGGCGGTATCGGCGGTGCTGGCAATCGAACCGGAGACACCGACACCGATTTTTTCACCCTTCATTTCCGCCACCGGCACCATGTTGATGCGGGTCAGAAAGTCGGATGACTCCTGCATGGTGTTCATCAGGGTCTGCGTGACGGACGGGTCGACGCTGAATTTTTTGGTCATGTCACCGGCGTCGACGTTGTTGAGCTTCGCCACCTGGGTGAGATAGGCATTAAATTTAAATCGGGTCTGTGGCTTCATAATGATTCCTGATTAATTTTGGGGTCGTTCCGGCAGCGTGTCCGGGCTTAACAGTTGGTCAGCATCGAGTCGCCATTGCCGCCGCTCGATGGTTCACGGCGGCGCTGCGCAAAGCTCTCGGTTTTATCGAGTGAGGTTTCCAGCGCTGACAGCTTTTGCTGGCTTTCTTCAAGCTGAGTGGTGAGTTCGCCCTGGAGGGTGCTGAATGACTGCTCGATGGCAGACAGGCGCTGCTCAGTGCTTTCGTGGTTGGCCTGCACCTGCTCCGTCACCACTGTCACCGCCTCATGCACGTCGTTAAAGCGCGCATCGTCATCAGCCTGTTTGCGGCTGAAAATGCCTTTCACGGTGTCGGTCAGTTTGTTCAGCAGGGTGTCGGGCTGGTCTTCAAATTCCAGCTCGGCGAGGGTAGCGACAGAGAACAAATCTTCCGGGCGCTCTTTGCGGCCAGAGAGCGGATTGGTTTTCGCGCGGGAACAAAATTCCAGATATTCGGTGCCGAGGCTTGCCGGGTCATCGGTGACCGCGAGGCCAATCAGATAGCATTTGCCGGAGTTGGAGAAATTCGGGCGAATTTCCATGGAGGTGTAGACCTTCTGGCCTTTACCGACCATTTCCACCAGGTTGGCCAGTGGGGTGATACGAGCGAACAGTGCCAACTTGCCATTCAGCGCTGAATCATCATCAATGGTTTCGGCTTTCAGTTCGGTGACATCACCGTAACGGCAGAATGGGCTGTCGGGTAACACACTGGTGATGTGTTCGAGATTGATGCGTGCGCCGTAGACACGCGGGTCAAATGAGTCGGCCATTTCCTGAATATCGGTGCCGCTGATGACACGACCGTCGCAGGTGTCACCTTCGACGCCGATGCGGAACCATTTAGAAACTTTTTTTGCCATGGTCAGGAGTCCTGAGTGTGGGGTGATTGGGTCAGGCTTAGTTTCCTGACTCCGCACCCGGCCTGCCATTCATCCCGGATGGCTTACCCCTGACACAACAGCACATTAGCGCGCATCACCCGCCGCTTAAGTAGCCTTGCATCTGTCGAAAAATGCGAGGCAACCATGACCATCACCACAGACACCTCCCTGACTCTTGACCCACGTCGACAGGCGTCACTGCTTTACTGGCAGGGATTTTCCGTGCCGCAGATTGCTGAAATGCTCGGCCAGAAACGCCCGACGGTGCAGAGCTGGAAACAGCGCGACGGCTGGGATGGTATCGCGCCGATCACCCGCGTCGAAAACAGTCTTGAAGCGCGCTTAATTCAGCTCATCACCAAGACGAAAAAAGACGGTGGCGACTTCAAAGAAATCGACCTGTTAGGCCGACAGATTGAGCGGCTGGCGCGGGTGAATCGCTACAACCAGACCGGCAGTGAAGCGGATTTAAATCCCAACGTGGCGAACCGCAATAAGGGCGAGCGTAAGAAGCCGAAAAAGAACTATTTCAGCGACGAGGCTATCGAAAAACTGGAGGAGATTTTCTTTGCCGAATCCTTTGAGTACCAGCTCGGCTGGCACCAGGCAGGCCTGCAACACCGTATCCGCAATATCCTCAAATCACGCCAGATTGGCGCAACGTTTTATTTCTCGCGTGAGTCACTGTTACGCGCGCTTAAAACCGGGCATAACCAGATTTTCCTCTCCGCATCCAAGACGCAGGCGTATGTGTTCCGCGAGTACATCATCCAGTTTGCGCGCCTGGTCGATGTTGACCTGACCGGCGACCCCATTGTCATCGGCAACAACGGGGCAAAACTGATTTTTCTCGGCACCAACTCCAACACGGCGCAGAGCCATAACGGCGACCTGCTGGTCGATGAAATTTTCTGGATCCCCAACTTTCAGAAGCTGCGCAAAGTGGCGTCGGGCATGGCTTCGCAACAGCACCTGCGCTCGACCTATTTCTCGACCCCGTCGACGCTGGCGCATGGCGCGTATCCGTTCTGGTCAGGGGAGCTGTTTAACAAGGGGCGCGCGGATAAAAGCGAGTGTATCGACCTCGATATCAGCCATGCGTCGTTAAAAAACGGCGTGGCCTGCGCCGATGGTCAGTGGCGTCAGATTGTGACGATTGAGGACGCACTCGCCGGTGGCTGCGACCTCTTTAATCTGGACACACTGAAACGCGAAAACAGCGCCGATGATTTCCGCAATTTATTCATGTGTGAATTTGTCGATGACAAGGCTTCGGTATTCCCGTTCGAAGAACTGCAACGCTGCATGGTCGACAGCATGGAAGCCTGGGCGGATGACTGGCAGCCGTTCGCCACGCGCCCGTTTGGCTATCGCCCGGTGTGGATTGGCTACGACCCGTCACACACCGGCGACAGTGCCGGATGTGTGGTGCTGGCACCGCCGGTGGTTGCCGGTGGCAAATTCCGCATTCTCGAACGCCACCAGTGGAAGGGGATGGACTTTGCGACACAGGCCGAGTCCATCAAAAAACTGACCGAAAAATACCACGTCGAGTACATCGGTATCGATGCCACCGGCATCGGCCAGGGTGTGTACCAGCTCGTGCGCGCGTTCTATCCGGCCGCGCGGGAAATCCGCTACAGCCCGGAAGTAAAAACCGCGATGGTGCTCAAAGCCAAAGACACCATTGGCCGTGGGTGCCTGGAATATGACGTGAGTTATACCGACATCACCGCCTCGTTTATGGCAATCCGCAAAACCATGACCGGCAGCGGTCGCAGTGCAACCTATGAAGCCAGCCGCAGTGAAGAAGCCAGCCACGCCGATGTCGCGTGGGCGACCATGCACGCGCTGCTAAATGAGCCATTAACCGCAGGCAGCGGTCAGGCATCCACCTCAATTCTGGAGTTCAACTGATGGCGAAGAAACGCAAACATCACGCAGTAAAAAACACCATTACGGCACCGGCTGCGGCACCGCAAAAAATGGAAGCCTTCACCTTTGGCGAACCGTCGCCGGTGCTCGACCGCCGTGACATTCTCGATTACACCGAGTGCGTCGGTAACGGCAAATGGTTTGAGCCGCCGGTCAGTTTTACCGGGCTGGCAAAAACACTGCGGGCCGCCGTTCACCACAGCTCGCCGATTTACGTAAAGCGCAATATTCTCGCCTCGACCTTTATCCCGCACCCGCTGTTATCGCAGCAGGATTTCAGCCGCTTTGCGCTGGATTTTCTGGTGTTCGGGAACGCGTTTTTAGAAAAGCGCATGAGTGTTACCGGCAAGCTGTTACGGCTGGAAACCTCACCGGCCAAATACACCCGTAAAGGCACCGGCGATGACGCGTACTGGTTTGTGCAGTCGTTTGTCACCCCGCATGAGTTCGCGCCGGGTTCGGTGTTTCACTTACTGGAGCCGGATATTAATCAGGAGCTTTACGGCCTGCCGGAATATCTCAGCGCGCTAAATTCTGCCTGGCTGAATGAGTCGGCAACGCTGTTCCGCCGCAAGTATTACCAGAACGGCGCGCACGCGGGATACATCATGTATGTGACAGACGCCGCCCAGAGCAGCACCGACGTGGAAGCATTGCGCGAGGCAATGCGCAGCTCAAAGGGATTAGGGAATTTTAAGAACCTGTTTTTCTACGCACCAAACGGGAAACCGGACGGCATCAAGATTGTGCCACTCAGTGAAGTGGCGACCAAAGACGATTTCTTTAACATCAAGAAAGCCAGTGCCGAGGACTTAATGAGTGCGCACCGCGTGCCGCCGCAAATGATGGGTGTCATCCCGAATAATACCGGCGGTTTCGGTGACGTGGTGAAGGCGGCGCAGGTGTTTGTGCGTAATGAACTGACGCCATTACAGGAGCGAATTAAAGAAGTGAACGATTGGATCGGAATGGAGGTGATCCGCTTTAAGGCTTACGAGCTGACACCCGCCGAATAATCCCCGCTTTCGGCCGCTCATGTAGCGGCTTTTTTTACGCCCTCACCTCACGTCCTCAGACGCGCCACACAGAGCAAACACCGATAACCACACCCAACGAAACGGCACACCCCAAAACCCCATCACGAGGCGCTCAGACTCAAATTAAATAAAATAAATACCACGTCAGCGCGCAATGCTATCCCCGCCACGCCTGCCCGCTTCATGAGTCGGTTTTAATGCAGATGCATGACCACGTTGAATCAGCACCTGCTCTGGCGCCTTGATGCCAGCACAAGCGATCCCTACACATGCAAAACCATGCACGCAAAGCAAAATACTATCTTCACTTAGGATAGTCAGAAATATCTACTGCAAACTTTTCTAGATTTGCCTTTGCATAATATAAACGAAAATTTAATTTCCCCGACAACTCTAATAGTTGAGCTTTCGTCGCAGTGCAAACCTTACTCCCAATAATCACCCCATCAATACAGCACTCATTGAGCTGGAGTGTTTTACCTAGCCCTACATCACCACCCTCAAGTAAACATAAACTTCTCAATTCACTTTCATGGTGCCATTCCTTATGTTTGAATTTTGGTATTTTAATCAAAAGAGTGTCATCCCGTTTAGTTCGATACGAATAAGCATGATCCATCGCATTTATTTCAAGCCCTGCATCACCATATTCAACCTCATCAAGCCTAATGCAAGAATTAATAAGTCGCTCTTTATTATATATAATGCAGAATCCATTCATACCATTGCAATAGTACCCCCACATCAGTCTACTATCAGGTTTTTTTGTGAACGACGCTATTGCAACTGTATCTCTAAATTCTTTTATAAACTCACCAAAAAAATCATGTTCTTTAAATCTCCTAAGCATAAATTCCTTTTCAGCAAGGATATTATCTTGAAATATCTCACGTACAGTTCCCGAACTAAATATACGCCAATAGGGATATGGTAAAGTATGTTGAGCAAAACATTTCACCCAAAGCTTAAACCACTCGTCTTGAGTAAGTTCTTTGAGTTCATTTCTGTTACTTTTCGCATAAACCTCAAACGGGTCATTAAGACTACCAATTGCGGCATGCCAGATTAGAGAGTTAGATATTTCCTCGATAGAGAAGTTTCGCATCTGCCCTGAAAATTCTTTCCAAATATCGGGGCGATATCTAAATGCATGTGTATCACTGGAAATACTCCATTTATTGAGAACACAAGTTCCATTTAATTTTTCATCCATCACACTCACCCAACACGATAATTAGTATCTAACGCCTCAAGTCCCTCGTTGCTCATCTCCGCCATCACTGTCAGCTTCAAGACTGCTGGGGCTTTATTCTATCAAAGCTTAACCAAACCAATTACAATATAAGAATATTATTTCCCAGATGAATTACACTAACAAAACTAACTTGCAGTATTAACCTTCAATGTAAGCACCTTCGACTTGTATCGTTGCTCAATAACTCCCATTGAGTGCAAACGTCCAAAAAGTGTTTTTGCAATTGAAGTCTCTTTTGCATTTTCAGCGTCTTTAATTATTTTCCAATATTCAATATCTCGAGCCATTAATCGATGCTGCTCATTCCTGACCTTTAATACATCACCTAAAACAATAATGCCAGTCACTAATTTTGGTGCATCGCTTGCATATAATTTCGTTTTAGTAGGATGCATAACATGTCCATGCTTACTTATAATTTTTCTAATTACAGTACAGAACAAGCGATTTACTTTCGCCCCCGAAAATGTAAGATCATCAACATAAACAGTCATTTTGACATCTAATTTTTGACAAAGATCTTTTATTTCAGTAAACATACGAGAATTCGCGAAGTAAGCTAATGGCATACTGATTCGACTACCTGTTGGCAACTGACCATGGCAAGTACATATGTGAGATAAAATATCAGCCACATCAGATGACGTCTTCATTACTGAAAAGAAAAAAGAAAAAATCATCGTTCTTGAGGTTGATGGAAAAAAAGCTTTAACATCAGTTGTCATCATCTTTTCAGAGTTAAGATGAGCTTTAGCATTTGTTACATTGGAATAATATTTTTTACCTGAATGTAAATAATCTGGTAATGCTATTCTCGACAATAAACTAGCAATCCGAGTATGAACAATATCTAATGCATCTAGAGGCTTCTGGATTTTTCTTGACTTACCTTTTTTAGAAAGTTGGTCAAAAATAGAATAATTACCTTCATCTTTAGACAAAATTGATAACTCAGCAAGCTCCACACCAAGTAACAGCGCCAATTTTCTTTTACTTTTGAGTTTAAAAAAAGGCGAGTCCATTAAACCATAGCTTTTATTTTTTGTTGAAATTTTAAGCTTTTTCTGTTTTTTCATTTTTTTTGCTCACCCACTCGACAATATCCAAAACTTTACCAGCTAAGTTCAAACGCAGCCGCTTAGACAAGCGCCCCTGTGTGCCTAATGTTTCAGAAAAGAAGACTAAAGATGATATTGGTATGTCGAAGTGAGATGCATAACGATTGAGAACTTCAACTGATGGCGACCAAACGCCGCTTTCGAGTTCTACTATTTTTTCTTTTGGAATGCCTATAGCTGATGATAACTCAACTATTGATTCTTTATGATATTGCCTTATTAGACGAAGGGCTTTATGTAACATAGGCAACTCCATGCAATTGAAACTAAGGAGGACGCATCACATATCTCCGCCTTCAAAGTAGTCAACTAGTCTCGTGATGAAATTAAACAGTCGAATACCCCATTTAATCGCTTCCCAAGCATAGACAACCCACTTCTTCCGGTTTGACTTGCTTTGCGCCTGCTGTTCGTTGGTTACTTTATCATTTTGCATGATTTTTTCCTTATGCCCATGGTGTGCAAACGGACGTTTGCTCAAGCACCATGGTTCGCCCTCATAAGGATGAGATTGAACAGCACTAGCTCCCTGCTCCACGAACCCTTGGTCGCCCAAAGGGTTCGAATACCCATGCGCCATACCATCTGATCACTAGATGACACCTGCTTGCCGACGTCTCATAGATACACAGAGGCGTTGCGCGGGGTAAATGTTAGAAAGCGCTAGCTTTCCACGGGTATGAATACCCAATTGGTGGCGGAATATCTCAATAACTAACCAATGCTTGCATCATAGCAAGTAATCCGCTTCGCTTAACACTGCCACTTATAATTTTTTTGCATAAATAGAATTTTTATATGTAATTTACATATCTCCGCGTACACCTCACAGCGTATGAATATCTCATGGGACATCCTCCTCCCTTTTTGGAGAACTAACGCCAGCTTTCATCTTCCCAAACTTGTTGAAGAATATTGTCTAGTGCTTCTCGGTCAGATTCTCTGTCGAATCCCATTAATTCAACGCCTGTCATGGAACCTTTCTTGACGGTAATACGCGTGGAAGGAAAAACTGACTGTACACGCCGCGTGAGTTCACATTTAAAAGCATCCACTACCTGCTGTTCGATTTGTTGGTCTTTATCAAGCGTGATGCTAACCCGTACTTCACCACCTCTTTTTAAACGTTCTTCAACAGGTGTTGCGGAGAAAACAACGGAAAACGAGTCGTTTTTCATCAAGTTCCCTCTCGCAATTTCAGCAATTAAATTTAACGCGATTTCACGGTCTCTTTCCTGGCAACTGCCTTCAGTCGTCAGGCGGGCAATCATTTCAACCCGTTCAATCATTACATGCTTGTTCAACTCTCTATCCATGTATCCTCCACAACAAAATACTGTATAAAAATACAGTATAATGTATTCACAAAAAGTGTGAAGGAAAAAATGAGATGGAAATACATTGTATGTGCATGATATCGATGAATATTAGGTGCGAGCTTTCGCAGCCGAAGCCGCTAAGACTTCAACACGCCTAAGGATTTTCCTAGCTTTAGCCTTGTGCGATGGTGCTGCGGAAAATAGTTCACCAGTGGTCGAGCCCCTGCATCCTTTGTCATTAAAACAACGTTTACCACCCTTAATTAAATGCAGTGCTTCGCCCCGACTAATGTTTATGCCGGTTGTTAAAAGCACCTCATCGATAGTTCGTTCGATTGCGGGGCTTTGCTCATCTGTTCCGTGGATAAACGTTCGTTTCCCATCTGGCTTTTGCAGTCTTAGCCGGTTTGTTAGCTGCCGTCTTTGTCGCCGATTTAACGGTTTTGCTAAATCGATTTCCACTGGCTCTATTGCGCTTTCCGTACAGTTATTGACAGAACTCCGAGAGGGCGAAGGATCGCCCTTAAGGTCAACGTCCAAATCAAGGGCGAGTTTCGGGACAATCTTCCACTGGATGAGGCGGGTTAAAATCGGGGTGTCACTGCCGACGGTGGTATCAAAAACACCTTTAATACGCGTGCATTCCTCGCCGTATTCGTTGAGAGTTTCGGCTGGTTCATACCAGGTACGCACCTGCAATTCGTCACGGCGCACAAACGGGCCACCCTGCGCGTTGACGTAATCAGCCCACTGACCTGCATCAGCCGCATCATGTACGGCGGCAAACTCAATACTGAGCGCATGAGCGGTTTCAGTATCAGCCATTTTTCGCAGCTCACGATAAACCGTTACCGGCGCACCGCCAACAAACTGAAACTGACGGATACGCCAGCGAGCAGCCCAGGCAGCAACTGCCGGAGCCGTTTCTTTTAGCAGCTCACCGCTTTCGTCATCACGTTCACCGTCCAGCGCAAAACCATCAATGTTTTTACTGATGTATTTCGCCACATAGCCGGTGGCGCTGCCTTTTTCCGGGTCGATAGCTTCGGCATGAAAGCGAGCCTTACGGGCTTTATCACTCACCAGCTCGGCGGCATCTTCCTGATGTGCATATTTCAGCATGTCAGCGCGCACGCGAGAGACATCCTCGGGGCGCATGAATATCAGCATGTGCCAGTGTGGTGTGCCGTCGTGATGAGGCTCGGCAACCCGGATACCAAAAATACGCAATTCAGCGCGGTGCAGTTTGGCGCGAATACGTGACCAGACTGAGGTTAAATAGCTTTGCGTATCGGAGGGGCTGGCACCGTTCCACTTGCTGTTGCGGTAGCCTGCTTTCGTTGTGGCATGGTATTTGGACGGTGCGGTGAGTGTGTAAAACTCCCCCACATAACCCAGCTCGTTTGAGATCTTTTCAAAGCCGCTGATGCGGGTCATTAATTCCCCGCGACGGATGGCCGGATTAGCCACACTGCCATCGTATTTATCAATCAGGCTGATGCGGTTTCCTTCCTCGTCCTCGAGATCCATTCCCTTGAGAAATTCACGGGTACGCCGTCTTTGTTCGCGCCATTCCGCAACGCAGGATTTGCTGGCGTAGGGAGTGTGTTTTTTACTGACATTACCCAGGGCGATTTGTAGATGTTCACGCCATTCAGAAGCGACACGGCGTAATCGCCCACGCCACCATTTTTCATTGACCATGCGCAGCACCGCAGGGCCAATATCATCAAGCGAAACTAATTTAGTGGTGACGCGCTCCCACAAAGGGGGCTGACACCTGAAATGACGGGCAATCTGTGCCGCACGCATATAAATCGCATTCAGCACTTTTAACCTGCCGACATCGCCCTCAATGGTTCCAATCTCGCCGTTAATGTAATTCGCAATATCAGCGGCCAGCAGCTCAATATCAGCTTTGGACATATCCTGCAGGCGGTTATATCGGGCGGTCAGATTCACCAGTTTTGAGGCAAGAAAACGGATGTCCGGCGCATCAAAACGACCGCCAAATAATTGCTGTGAAAGGTGGCTGTCGATGCCGGTGATTTGATAAATACCGGCGACCAGCTCAAGCCGTGGCAATACTCGCCTGACAAACGTCACGAGGTGAGCATTGGCTCGTTGAGCACCGAAGTTACGCTCTAAATAATCGACCCGACGATTAATATCGTAGCGCACACATTCTGGCTGCTTTGCCAGTGCATCACGCGCACGCAGCAACGCCGCAATCTCTCGATCACGGCGATGCTGTTCTTTATAGGTCAGATAGGGGCTGGCAATCGCCTGCCGTGCCGCATTCCACGGCCAGGCGAAGTTAATTCGGTTCATATTGCATTCTTGTAATGCTGGTTTTTCAGCTCTGCGATTTCCTGACAGGTAATGCAGTGCGTGACACCGGGCACCACAGCGCGACGAGCTTCCGGGATAGCTACGTCACATTCTTCACAGAAAAATGCGCTGGCGGCACGCTGAGGCTGAGGGCGAGCGTGTTTAATATTGCGTGCCAGTTCTTCATCCACGCGCAGTTGTACTAAATCCATTGCGTCGGCCATTAGAGAACCCCCGCTTCGTTTCGCCAGTTTTCGGCCTCCTGCCGTAAAAGCTCAATAATTTCCACGCGGTTCAATTCATCACGCTCAATTTTCCACGCCACCACACATAGCCGAGATGACATAACTTCTGCTCTTGCTCTTTTTTCTTCTGAGCGTGCATCATTGAGAAGGACAGAAAGTGGCAACTCATAAGCCTTATCGCGGCTTGTTAATAATTTTGATTTCATTTTCAAATCTCCTGATTTTGGGCAAAAAAATACCCGGCGGATTTACGCCTGATTTTTTGGATGGATTAATTAATCAGCTAAATAGCAGTCGTGCTTTGAAAATCTTGCCGGGAGTAAACTTCCCCAACGGGTAATTTCATTCATTGAACGGATAATCAGTAAACGCCGCGCCTGGTCGAAAAATTCAAAGGGCTTGCCGATTTCATCGGGTTTAAATGATGACGGTTCCAGACGGTTAGCCAGTGTCAGAACAACGAATTTAAAATTATTGTCGAGCTTATTAAAATTACGCAGAGCTGTATTGTTGGTCGCTTTTAATTGCTGACGGAAACGCGCGAGACATTCGTCGCCTGTCATTTTTAACGGGCCATCAATCCGCGCATGTATCAAGTACACATTGTTAAACGTCGCTTGTGGTGCCTTTACGGATTCAGCCAGTGCAGCACTTTTCATTTAGTCCTCCAGCGCTTAATCAGCCTGATAACGAGTGAAGGCTTGCGAGTACGCAGCCCATTTAACAATGCAGACTGGTCGCGGCTGGGGTGCCAGCGATAGTTGTTATCACCCATGATCCAACCGTGGCCGTAGCTCATCGACGGGCTTTGGCGTTTCAGTAATGAAGCGAATGACGGTTCCATATGCTTCACCTCAAATTAATCCAAATGACGCACCGATACCGCTCATGGTATCGACCACGCTCGACATTGCAGGGTTGGCCTGGAGTCGCGCCTGTAATGCCAGGGCAGATAGTGACAACATGCGAATTCCAGCGTTAACACTCTCAATCATGTTGTGCTTATGCTCCGGCGTCAGGCGTTCAGTGGATACTGCACCACTCGCCAGTTCTCCTAATTCGCTCATGGCTCGCATGACATAAAACTGTAATTTATCTTTCGCTAACTCGTTAACTGGCACACATGGCAGGCAGTGAATTTGAGCCAGGAACCCATCAACAAGAATTGAGTCTTCCGTCATGTCGGTAAGCAGCCATAACTCAGGTGGGGTAAATTGGTGAGGTTGATCCGGGTTTAGCTTGTTGCGTAACGTCTGCACATTCATGCCAGCTCGCTCTGCCAGTTTCGCCATATTGTGACGCAGAGCGAAAGCCCGGCACGCTTCGTCATAATGTGGATGTTTGGAAACCTGAAAATCAAACATGATTCGCCTCTAGCTAATCGATAGGATGATTTACGCGTTAAGCGAAATGTCACATTCGCTTAATGCCTGAATGGTTAGCGCGGCCATGTTGATTTCAACTAACCCTTTTTTCTGCTTTCCTTTCGGTTTAATTGGTAATTTCCCGTATTCAATCAGGTTCCTAGCGGTTTCCATCTTAGTTCCCGTGCGGCGGCAATACTCATCTAAAGGCAAGTAAGGCTCAGGGATGATAATTGTAATGTTTGGGCGCATAAGGCAAACTCCGTCAGTTATCCTGTAAGGCAATACAGGTTTATATAAGTAAATATTCGTTAATTACTACAACAATGGAGAGCCTAAATCGTATAAAACTACAATGCAAGGCATTTGTCGCTTTTTACGAAAGGCTGTTTGATTTATGAGCAAATTTCCCTTCGACCAAATAAGTCACAGTAGTGCGGTGCTTGATCGGATCATTGAGGCTTACGGGTTCACTTCTAAGCTCATGCTTGCCGAGCATTTTGATATGGCATCAAGCAGTCTGGCTGGACGTTACAAGCGAGGTGGATTCCCAGCAGATCTAGTGGTCCGCTGTGTCGCAGAAACAGGTGTAAATCTTGAATGGCTTGCTACTGGTTCTGGACGCAAATTTGATGATGAAGAATTGGACGTCATAAAATTACCACGCCGAAAGATTGTTGATGGACAGCTTTATGAGGCAGGTATACTGATGCTTGATAAAGTCACTTTCCTTCCTGGAAAACCGCTACCAAAGAATCCGTTATGCGTAATCGATGCCTCTACTCAATACATCGTTGATCAGCACTTCACGGAAGTTTATGACGATGAATGGCTGGTTGATATTGAGGGTAAAACCAGTATTCGCACGCTCACACGCATCCCAGTCGGTAAAGTGCGTGTTAGTGGTGTAGGCATGGCATTTGATTGTGCTATCGATGACATAAAAATTATTGGCAGGGTTGTATTAACTTTAAAATAAGATAAGGATTTCATGATGATTGACTATAAAACAGCATCAAAGGAACAGTTAAAACAGGAGTTTTCACGGCTGGCAAAAGTTGTTTCTGATTCTACATTTGGCACAAAGAAAGAGTTTTTTCATCTACCAAACATCCTCAACTCAGGTGAACAACCACTGGCTGTCGCAAGCGGCGCGATGGATGGTAATACCTGGCTAATAACTCTCACAAACCAACGAGTCATCTTCCTAGATAAGGGCATGGTTTTTGGGGTTAAACAGGTCGATGTTAATCTAAAAAACATTGTTAGTGTTGGTGGGAAAACAGGTCTGCTTCTTGGTGAGATTATGATATCCACCAGCGGTCAAACGTATACCATCAAAAATGTAATGAAAGCATCCGTTATACCTTTTACAAACCTAATCAATGCTACCCGTAATGCCCAGAATGAAACCTCACAACCAGCTGAGCAATCTAAACCACAGGCAGATGATTTAATCTCTCAAATGGAACGCTTAGCCGCCCTGAAAGAAAAAGGAATTCTGAGTGACGAAGAATTCCAACAGCAAAAACAACGCATTCTAAACGGTTAAGCTATGCCTGTAAGAAAACTAGCTGATGGTCAATGGGTCGCAGATTTTTACACTGTGGACCGTAGCAACGGCAAAGATGGCAAGCGCATCCGCAAGAAGTTCTCCACCAAAGGAGAAGCGCTTGCTTTCGAAAACTATACGCTGCAAAAAATTGATGATTCCCCATGGCTTGGAGAAGGCAAAGACATTCGTCGCTTGTCTGATTTAGTTCATCTCTGGTTTGACCGTCATGGCATTACTTTGAATGATGGTGAGAAGCGCAAAAGTTCTATGCTTTGGGCTGCGGAGTGTATGGGGTCACCACTGGCTACTGAGTTTAATGCCCAGCTATTCACTGCTTATCGAGCCAAAAGACTTGAAGGTGAATTTGCCAGGACTAAACGCGTATCAAAAGTATCCCCTCGCACCCTAAATCTTGAACATGCCTATTTTCTCGCCGTGTTCAATGAGCTGAAAAGATTGGGAGAATGGAAAGCGCCAAATCCTCTGGAAAACGTTAGGCAATTCAGAACTGACGAAAGTGAAATGGCATATCTAACAGGTGAACAGATTGACGCTCTTTTAGTGGAATGCCGAAACAGCAGCGCCAAAGATCTCGAAATAATAGTGAAAATTTGTTTGGCAACTGGCGCACGTTGGAGCGAAGCAGAAGCTTTAAAAAGCTCACAGATTGCAGCAGGCAAAGTGACGTTTATTAAAACTAAAGGAAAGCGTAACCGCACAATTCCACTATCAAAAGTATTAATTGAAGAATTACCAAAGAAAACGGGAAGCCTTTTTACACCATGCTATTACGCATTTAGAAATGCGCTTGGACGTGCAGAAATTGAACTTCCAGCGGGGCAACTAACCCATGTTTTACGCCATACTTTTGCTAGCCACTTTATGATGAATGGAGGGAATATCCTTGTATTACAAAGAGTACTAGGACACACCGATATAAAGATGACTATGCGGTACGCTCACTTCGCGCCGAATCACCTTGAAGAAGCGATTAAACTTAACCCTCTGGCGAAAAAAAATGTGTAAAAAATTAACTGAACTCGTTGAACGAGTAACAAAATATGATTACATATCTACCATAAAAGATTTTTGGCAGCCAATCAAAAAATACACATGGGATAAAGTCAAAGCATACCCAATATGGGCAATATTAATTATTAGCGCCTTCGTCCCATTAATTTTTTACTTCAAGAAATTCCATGGAGCCTTATCGTCAGATCTTGCTGTATGGTCCACTTTTGGAACCTATATTGGTGGGGTTTACGGCCCAATATTTACGCTAGCCAGCGTCCTTGTTTTAGTTAAAACCCTGTTAGAAATCAGTAATTTCAACCAGAAATCACTTGAGCAGTCCCAAAAATCAAATTCATTAGCTCAAACAATAAAATTAATAGAAATAATGGACTTAGCGATTACCAAAACTTCGATTATAGGTGAAAATCGCGAACAAAATTTTAAATGGTTAGGTGATGCAGTGAAAGAAAGATTTAAGGTCAATGATCCTGCCAATGAGACAGAGGTTAGAGATGCATCAGTTGCCAGATTCAAGGACACTGATGCAGGTAGTCTGGATGATGCAATGTCAATTCTTAAAGAGATTCTTACCAGAATTAACATTGCAGAGGATGAAGAACTTAAGGCAAGTTCAATGGCAGCTTTCCGGGCAATGATCCCCAATAATGAACGTTATTGGCTTGAGTGTTTCGCAGAACGTTTCCACCCAGACATTAAACTACTTATCAAACTATGGCCTTCGCCATTTAGCATCCTACCTCCAGACTTAAATAGACTTATCATGCAACCCGAAGATGTCAGTTGA